ATGAGGGTATACAATTTACCGACAGATGCTCTGGTTGTATTCAGTGCAGCCACAAATATGCCGAGGCCATATAAAATAAAATATCAGACCGAATACGGAAAGACCGTAACAGTGAAGATCGATACGATCCTTTACACAGAAAAACAGAAATACTGCGGGAAGAACGTGCTGCTTTTTCACTGCCAGAGTGAGATCAAAGGAAATATGGATTCGGACGGAACTGTAAGCACGAGAAAAGGCCAGGGCGTCTACACATCGACGGAGAAAGCATTATCAGAAAGCGTGAGCGAGCTCCTGTGGAGCCTCGGAATAAAGAACGCAGTAACTACTGCGGTATCGACTCAGAGAAACGACTGGGGAAAGCCAAGCTCCGAGTGCGGAAGAAAAGAGACCGGAGAGACGCTGTACTATGTAAAGTTCACGGCATTCAGCGATACTAAGGTAAGCTGCCTTTCGAGAAAGCAGGATAACAGCGCAGAAAGAGATCCTGGGACAAGAAGCCACTTCAGATATATACGGTCGATAGAGAAAACAGAAAACAGAGGCATGCAGTGCATACAGGTGGACAGCCCGTCGCATCAGTATCTTGTAGGACGTTCGTTTTTGCCTACTCATAACAGCGAGCTCGCTGCAGCTGTAGCGCTGCTTCTATGCTGCGGAGACGGAGAGGAACGGGCCGAGGTCTACGGATGCGCTGCAGATAGGCAGCAGGCCGCGATCGTGTTCGACGTAGCTGCCGATATGGTAAGGATGTGTCCTGCTCTCGGAAAAAGGGTCAAGATACTGGCATCTCAGAAAAGGATAATATATCAGCCGACGAACAGCTTCTATCAGGTACTGTCCGCGGAAGCATATTCAAAGCACGGCTTCAACATACACGGAGTCGTATTCGACGAACTTCATACGCAGCCTAACAGAAAGCTTTTCGATGTAATGACGAAAGGCTCCGGGGACGCGAGGATGCAGCCGATGTACTTTCTGATCACAACTGCAGGAACGGACCGAAACTCGATCTGCTATGAACAGCACGAAAAGGCGCTCGATATATTAGAGGGCAGAAAGATCGACCCGACATTCTACCCTGTCATATACGGGGCGGACGAATCGGAGGACTGGACAGATCCCAAGGTATGGAAGAAAGCGAATCCGTCGCTTGGCATAACGGTCGGGATAGACAAGGTCGAAGCAGCATGCAGCTCAGCAAGGCAGAACCCGGCCGAGGAAAACTCGTTCAGGCAGCTCAGGCTAAATCAGTGGGTAAAGCAGTCGGTAAGATGGATGCCGATGGAGAAATGGGACGCATGCGGATTCAAGGTGCTGCCGGAAGAACTAAAAGGTCGTGAATGCTACGGCGGTCTGGATCTTTCGAGCACTACGGATATTACGGCATTCGTGCTCATGTTTCCTCCGAGAACCGACGACGAGAAGTACATAGTGCTTCCCTTCTTCTGGATACCGGAAGAGAACATGGATTTAAGGGTCCGTCGGGATCACGTACCGTATGATCTTTGGGAAAAGGAAGGCACCCTCAATACCACAGAAGGCAATGTCATCCATTACGGGTTCATAGAAAAGTTCATAGACGATCTCGGCAAAGACTACAACATAAAAGAGATCGCGTTTGACAGATGGGGAGCCGTGCAGATGGTGCAGAACCTTGAAGGTCTCGGCTTCACCGTAGTGCCATTCGGTCAGGGGTACAAGGACATGTCCCCTGCCACAAAGGAGCTCATGAAACTTACTCTGGAACAGAAGATCGCGCACGGCGGCAACAAAGTGCTGCGCTGGATGATGGACAATGTCTATGTAAGGACCGATCCTGCCGGGAACATCAAGATGGATAAGGAAAAGTCTACAGAAAAGATCGACGGAGCAGTGGCAACAGTCATGGCACTTGACCGTGCGATACGTCACCAGGACAGCGAAAGTATATATGACCAGAGAGGCATAGTTGTTATATGAGAAATATACGGCTTAACTTTCTGCATATATAATGCGAAATAATATGCAGAAACATCTAACTTGAGATGCTATTTCATGCAGTAAAAGGAGGAGCACATGTCACTAATGGACAAACTAAGAAAACCGAGGGACAAGCCGGTAACGAACTATCTTTCGCAAATGAATATTAGGTGCTCTCTTGCAGGTGACCTAAGATGAGATATTGCTGTTGCCAGGAAGTCTGGGAACCGGGATCCATTATACGCAGCTCTTGAATTGTACTGTAAAATGCGTTACATTGTTGGCAAGGAGATGATGATAATGGAAAAAACAGCAACGCTCAATTTAAGAGTAGATCCTTCCGATAAAAAGAACGCTGAATACGTATTGTCTCAGCTTGGTATTTCGATGTCGTCAGCAGTGAACGTTTATCTAAAGCAGATAGCATTGACAGGAGGCATTCCATTTCCTGTATCGCTTCCGAAGGCACCTGCGTCAGTTGATGCCGAGAAAATGTCGGCAGCAGAAATACGGTCAAAAATTAGCGACGGAATAAATGATGTAAAATCCGGAGAGACGATTGATGCAAAGGAGGCATTTGATGTATTCAAGAATCGGCGCTGATATGGATAGGTACGCAGTGCTGTCGATATAGAAAACACGACGGTAATAGACACAAATGTATTTTACGGTGCCTCAGACATAAGCAGAAAACTTGCGGAGCTGGACTGATAATAGTTCAAAACACAGTTGAAACTTTTATGCGTAGTCATTTCAATGCAGAAATATGGTTTAAGTTATATGCACATAAAAGACAAAATAATGTGCATATAATTTCAATTTAACAGTATATATCTTAGCAGAGCGCTTCTTATGAGGCGCTTTTTTAGTAATCAAAAAGGAGGGCCTCATGTCACTAATGGACAAACTGAGAAAACCGAGAGACAAGCCGGTAACTAATTATCTCTCGCAGCCGTATTCGTTCTTCTTCGGAGCGAGCACGGCCGGGAAGCAGGTAAACGAACGTACGGCAATGCAGACCACCGCGGTGTATTCGTGTGTAAGGATACTTTCGGAGGCGATAGCGTCGCTGCCATTAAACGTCTACCGGTACACGGATGGCGGCAAGGAAATGGACCACCTGCATCCCCTGTTCTACGTTCTTCATAACGAACCGAATAAGGAAATGACGTCGTTCATATTCAGGGAAGCTCTGATGAGCCACCTACTAATATGGGGAAACGCCTACGCGCAGATCATACGTGATAACGCGGGAAGAGTTGTCGCACTGTATCCGCTCCTTCCGGACAGGATGGAAGTAGACCGGGGCTCTGACGGAAAGATAGTTTACAGGTACACAAGATACGACGGGAACGATCCGTATATGAAAAAGGACGGTGTTATAGTCCTTTCAGGTGAAGACGTGCTGCATATACCGGGGCTCGGGTTCGACGGCCTCATAGGCTATTCTCCTATCGCTATGGCGAGGAACGCTGTCGGCATGACGCTTGCGTGCGAAGAATACGGCGCGAGCTTTTTCGCTAACGGCGCAAATCCGGGAGGAGTCCTGGAGCACCCTGGGATACTGAAAGACCCCGGAAAGGTACGGGAATCCTGGAACTCGGTCTATCAGGGAAGCGGCAACGCACATAAGGTGGCGGTCCTAGAAGAAGGAATGAAGTTCCAGCAGATAGGTATTGCAGTAACAGATGAGAATGCAAACCACAAGGAGGAATGGACTTTCTACTATATGTGCGCTGCAACGGTATCAACGCCAAATTCCAGCGAAGCGTATGAAGCTGCAACTACCAATGAAAGGGAGCAGATATGCTTCACTGTGCGGTTCACGACGCTTCTCCTTCCCGTAAGGCCTAAAGGATACCGGGTGATCTACAACAATAAGGCATTTAGCATTGTGGGGATAGATCCTATGGGAGACCGCAGGACCTGTATGAAGATAAAAGCGGAGAGAGAAAATGGGTGAAAGCATTAAGCCGGAGGACCTTGCCAAGGCCATAAATTCCGAGATGAAAAGATATGCTGATGTAGTGACAGATGACATCAAGGAATGCGTAAAGGACGCTGCGGACGAAGTAAAGTCCGAGATCAGAGATAACGCACCGGTCCTAACAGGCAAATATAAAAAGAGCTGGGGCATCGTAAAAAGCAAGGAAGATAAGGATGGCATAATCCTAATCGTCCGGTCAAAGGATAGGTACAGGCTAACGCACCTGCTTGAAAACGGCCACGTAAAAAGGGGAGGAGGAAGAGTAAGAGCAATACCTCACATAGGACCTGCCGAAGAAAAAGGAAAGCGGAAACTGATCGAAGACATCGAAAAGAAGATCACGGAAAAATAGGCTTGATTTATCATATATTCAATGTATCCTTGATATAGGAAAGGAAGCGGCACTATGCAGGTAAATACAAAGAATCTGGTTTCGATGACAGAAGCCAATCAAAACTTTTCTAAAGTTGCAAAACTGGTAGACGAGAATGGCGCAGTTGTAATATTGAAGAACAATACCCCACGGTATATTGTGATCGGGTACGATGAAATATCAGGGCAGGATCTTGCTGACGATATTTCTGTAGAAGCTGCCGCCGGGGAAATACTCGCAAAGCATGAAAAAGCATTTAGGAAGCTGGCTAAATAGTTACTTTATATATAATGAAATATGATTTCAGAATGTTTTAAGGCAGTCATTGTATAGTGACATTGTTAAAACAAATAAATATCTCATCCTCTCAACAAAACACAACATTGCAGCGACCATTAATGGCCGCTGTTTTGCTGTACAGAGAATGGATGAGTTTGAAAGGAAAACATAAAATGGATCATAAAGATGTCATAGCGATGATAGAAGGGACTTCCCTGCCCTACTCCTACGACCATTTTGCGGAAGGGGAGGTGCCGGAGCTTCCGTACATCGCGTTCAGATATCCGGCGTCAGATAACACTGCGGCAGACGGGATGACGTATCTTACTTCGGCGAGATTAAACATCGAGCTGTATTCGGATATAAAAGACCCTGCTGCAGAAGAGAAAGTGGAAGCCGTGCTTAACAGCTACGGCATCATATTTAACAAAAGCGAAGAATGGATAGAGTCCGAAAAGCTCTATGAAGTTCTGTATGAGATGGAAGTATGACCCCTGCCGCTATCGGTAATAAATAACAAATATATGCAGGATAAAAACCATTTATTGCCGATAATATGGTATAATAGCTGTATGCAGGAGGCAGGACATGAAATATCTATCAGTAAGTAAAACAGCTGAAAAATGGGGGCTGTCCGAAAGGACTGTCAGAAATTACTGCGCACATGGAAGATTCCCAGGTGCATTCATTACCGGCAAGACATGGAACATTCCGGAGGGAGCACTGCGGCCGGGACGCATCAACGGCAGATCCGATATGCCATTTTCCCTTCTCGAAATAATGAGAGCCGAGAGAAAGAGCAGCATATCAGGCGGCATTTATCATCAGATCCAGATAGACCTGACATATAACTCGAATCATATAGAAGGCAGCAGCCTGACTCACGATCAGACGCGGTACATATTTGAAACAAACACCCTCGGTATCACCGATGCGGCCGTAAACGTCGATGACATCGTTGAAACTGCAAATCATTTCAGATGCATAGATATGATCATAGATGATGCGGGGCTGGGTATCAGTGAGGCTATGATAAAACGGCTGCACTTCATCCTGAAGAACGGGACAAGCGATTCAAGGAAAGACTGGTTCGCAGTCGGAGAATATAAAAAGCTTCCTAACGAGGTCGGCGGATCCGCGACTGCGCTTCCTGAAAATGTTGCGGCAGAGATGAAGTCCCTTATTGCAGGATATAACGGCAGGAAGACAAAAAAGTTCGAAGACATAATAGCATTTCACTACGAGTTCGAAATGATACATCCTTTCCAGGACGGGAACGGACGAGTGGGAAGACTTCTAATGTTCAAGGAGTGTCTCAGAAATGATATAGTCCCGTTCATAATAGACGAAGAACATAAAATGTTTTACTACCGGGGTCTGAAAGAATGGAAACATGAAAAAGGATACCTTATTGACACCTGCCTAAGTGCGCAGGATGAGTTCAAAAAACGCCTGGACTATTTCAGGATAAAATATTGATACAGTAAACGGAAATGAGGACGTTAAAAGCGTCCTTTTTCTATTGCATAAAAAAGGAGAGATATATATGGCAACAGCAAATAACAAGAAGCACTTCGACGTGCTCAATTTCTACTATGCTGTAGGGACCAAAGACCAGGCGACCGGCATGGTGACATACGGAGTTCCCGTAAAGGAGCCCGGCATCGAATCGATAGCCGCAAAGGCTCAGGGCAGCCAGAGCATAACGAGAGCCGACGGGATAAACTATCTCGTCAATGTCAGCAATACGGGATATGAGATCACCGCGAAAGAGGTAATGCTCTCAGACGCTATGAGGCAGGCAGTCCTCGCGGAGGTAAAAGATAGTACCAAGGGCCTTCAGTACGAAGATGCGGATGCGGAGATGCCTGTATTCGCTTGTCTTTTTGAGTTCAAAGGCGACGTCAACCACACAAGACACGTGATGTATAACTGCACAGCATCGAGGCCTGACCTCGCTGGTGAAAACAAGGATAACCAGCAGGAGCCGGATGAAGACGAGATCACGATCACAGCCAGTCCTCAGCCGATGACGGTCGACGCTGCTGGAACAGTGAAGAACATCGTGAAGGCATTTGCAAACGAAGCAGACTCTGTATATACAGGCTGGTTCTCTGCAGTGCCTACTCCTGAGTACACTAAATCAACTACAAGTTCGACGTCCGGAAGCTGATGGAGGTAACACATGAAGAAAACGATCGATATAGACGGAAAAGAAGTGCTGTTCGAAGCGACAGCGATAACTCCGATAATCTACCATAACGTGAGCGGAGGAGATCTCGTAAAAGACATGGAGGAAATGGACGAAGGCACGGGCGATGCATTCATGACAGTCTCGATGCTGGCTGGCGTCATGGCTCTTCAGCCAGGTAAAACGCTTACGGAGCTTATGAATGTAAGCAGGACCGATGTATATGAATGGCTGATGGGAATCGACTCCCCTCTTGCTCTGGTAGAACAGGCAAAAGACATCATGGACCTCTGGGCAAAGTCCAGCAAGACGAGCGTATCCGCAAAAAAAAAGGAGAAATAGACCGCCCCGTTACTACTGCGCTTTACATCTTAAGGCTGCGGCAGACGGGGCTTTCTCTTGCCGAAATAAGGATGATCGATACAGGACTCGCGTTAGACATGATCACGGAGCAGATGAACGATCAGTATGACTGGCCGGAGAAAGCAACACAGGAAGACTTTGATAATTTCAGAGACATGTAGCAGATAATGATTGATTTTCACCTCAAAATCGAATATAATGCGAGTATGAGGTGAAAATATGATAAATACTACAGGAATGATAGTGAATGGTCTAAAAGAATATAAAAGTCCTTATGACAAGCTGTCACGGATGGTA